GAAAGGCAGGTAGGTCATCTAATAACCAGAATCCAAATCCAATCATCACAACGCCAATAATCATTTGAGCAATAACGCTGAACCAGTATTCAATAGGTTTGCTGTCTTTATGGATGTACTCCTTTCGCGTCGTCCCCTTAAATGTCTTTGTGTAGACACCTCGTCGCAAAAAGATAATCGATTGAACAAACGCAAAGGGGCCGGTCAGGAAAATTCCACATACCGCAAGCCAATATTGAAAGCCCATCACCAATCATTCCAGTTAATGTTTTGGGCCATTATTGCACAGTTTTATCAAACTCCCGTCAGGATGGCGTAATCATCCGCCAGGCGCTCGAACGTGTCGGCGTAGCGGATAACCTGCCGCACTTCATCAGCACTGGCCACAACCGGGTCAGCTTCGGTCGAAACGCCAATCAGCAGGTAATCACCCGCGGCCGCCAGCGCAAACTCCGTCCAGACGGTATTCTTCACGACTATTTCGGCGCCGAGGCTGGCTAACTTCTTGCTGAGCCCGCCCTCGTAATCACATAGGATTTGCTCAGGCTCGGCATAGCCCCGCGGATCACCGTATTCGTCATTTCCTTCCAGCTTGCGCCAGATGGTTGCCGTGGCTGTATAGCTCCAGTTTGCTACCGATGACATCAGCCCTCCTTCCAGCGCAGCACTTTCGCGCCGGTCGCCCGGATGCGTTCACAGTTGATATGCCACTCGCCGTCCGATTTAACGTAGCCGGTAGTCTCCCGCCCGGTGTCGGTCATCACCCAGACGCGGGTGAATGCGCGCGGCAGGCCGTACTTAACTGATTTGTACGTCATCAGCAGCCCCCGACCACCATGAACAGGCCAACGCTATTACCGGCACTGATCCGTAGCTCGCCGGTGCAGCCGCTGGTATCAAGCCGGGCCAGCGAGTCACGCAGCCATGTGATGCTGTCATCGACATATTCAAACGAGCGGGATGCACCAGACGGCGCACCCTGAGATTTGATACGGCGTGCGCCGGACGACGTAGCCATAAGCGCGGCGGCGTACATCAGGATCAGCTTCGCGGTGCACTCGTCATAGCCCGCGCCATCGAGGCACGGGATAATCTTGTTCACCACGCAGAGGATCGGCTCCAGCAGCGCGCCCGGGATGGAGTAACCCAATTCACCGAGGAACGCCTGCACGTCTGCCGCTGTGATTGGGTCAGCTATGGTTATTTCGCCTTCTTGGTTGCTTCTGCCAGTGCCGCCTCTGCTTCGTCAGCTCGTTTAGTTTCAGCGTCCAACTTAACTGCACTTTCCTGATTCAGTTGCTCAATCACTTCGGCATGCTCTTTATCCTTAGCATCAATTTCAGACCGAGTCTGTTCAAGTTGAGCCAACACCTCATTGAGTTTGGACTGCAAATCGGATGCACCGGATGCCACTGGCGCAGACGGTGTCGCCACTTCAAAGACGAGCTTCTCCCCCTTCTTCTCTGTGGATTTCTCAACCTTGCCCTGCTCAATCCACTTTTCAGCAATCGATTCATCGACGTCATAAACCTGTCCAGCCTCCAGCTTTTGAAGGCTGGCACCGGCAAAGAGGTTTGCTACCAATACCTTTACGAGTGCCATGTTGTTTCCTTAGCTCGAAGCGTGAATAATAGAGTAGTGACCGTTGATGTCCTGCTTGACCATCAGGCCAGCAGCACCCCAGGTACGCCAAACGTAATCGGAGTTATAGAACTGACGCGGATCAGCGACGGTACCGAACGCCTGGCCGACGATAGAAGCAACCACGCCAGCCTGCAGCGGCACGATTACGATTTCGTTGCCGGTCAGCTCAGCATCTTCTTTGATTGCCGCAATGCCTGACAGCTTGGAGATCTCTTCCAGCACTGTGCGGAGAGAGTTCACATCGAAGTACTGTTCCCTGTTGGACATGATTTCGCTGGAGACGTACCACGTCTGCTGGCCGTACTGCATGTTTTGCATGCTTGAGGACGTCACGCAGGGCGATCGCCGCGGCACGCATGGCTTTCGGGTCGGTGCTGGTTGCGAAGTTAACGGTCAGTGTCACCTGCGCCACACGCTCATCGTGACGTAAACCCTTCCAGGTCTTGTCATCGAATTTGATGTAGTTACCGGCCGCATCACGGAAGCCTTCCCAGATGTAGTCGACATACTGGCGACGCACATCATCAACAGATCCTGCCTGAGCATCGGCAAGGGATGAGAGAGCAGATCCTTTGTTGAATACCGGGTCACGCCAGTTGAATTTAAAGCCGCTGTCGTGGATCGGCACCATGGTGCCATCGAAGGTGTAAGACTTCGCATCCAGCGCAGCACCAATCTGACCGGACATGGAAGTGTGCGCCCAACCACGGCCGCCGGTGCGAGCGTATTCGTACACAGACTCTTCAAGACGAACAGAACGAGACAGCGGCATCAGGTCGTTCTGCAGCGTGAATTCGGTGTTCGGCTCAAACTGCTTGAGCACAGTCTGGTCATAGGCCTTGTACAGGCGGCGGATATCGTCGACTGCGTTTACTGCGTCCAGTACCGGGGCATTTGCCGCTTCACCGCGAACACGGGTACGAGCAATAAAGTCTGCCACGGCCTGAGCGCTGGAATTACGAGCGAACGTCAGCTCACTGAACTGAGCCATGTTGGTTTCGAGGTTCCCGGTTTCGGTCGCCTGCTTAGTGGAGAATACAAACATTCAGGTGCTCCTTATTTAATGACCACGCGCAGGAGGTCACCTGCCGTTGCAATGGTGTATGAGCGGTCTTCTTCTACGTAGCAGCGGACCGATTCATCAGTACCAACAGCCTTAACACGACCGTTGGCAACAGAGAGCGGCTGCCCTTTTGTGTAAGTGCCTGCTGCAGCTGGAACATTGAAGAAAACGCCTGGGGTTGGGTGGAAAGCAACAACCCAGTCACCAGCCTTGATGACGTCGTCTACGGTTTTGCAACGCAGGTAGTCATAATTGGCTACGTAGAGGATCGCGGCTTCATTACCATCCACGGAGGCGGTGAATTTCTTCGTAGCGTTGTCGAAGAAACCAATCGTACCTGGAGGCGTATCAGCGGCTGCAGCACCTTCACGGTGAAGCTGTGGGTTTGCGAAGATACCGCCCGCGTGAATTACGTGTTTTCCGTCTTTAGCCATTTTTTACTCCGGCATTTCGCTGACTGATTGGGTGTTAGTTGCCTGGCGGAATGCACCGTTCAGGCCGAAAGAGGTTTGGCACTTGGCATACATGGCGTCGAGCGCCTTACCGTCCAGATCCGCGACTTCTTCATCGCTCATGTTCATCGCCAGCTTCACTGCCGTGCGCTTTTCGCATTTCTCTTTGTCGGCGTTCGCGTTCAGGCTGTTGAAAACGACGTCCACGCGATCGGCAAGTTTCTGCGCCCAGGCTGGCATCTCTTCGTTATTGGTGGCCTGCTCTTTTTCCTTGGACTTGCCGGTTTCCGGGGCGATTTCTTCATCGCCTTTTTTCTTGGCGGTGGCTTCTTCGGCCTTCATCTGGTTGTATGCGTCCATCAGCTCGGCGTCGGACTTGCCTTCAGTCGGCTTACCAGCGGCTTGCAGCGCATTGATAATTAGTTCTTTCATCGGATCGTTCTCTCCGTTGTTTTTAATCTCGTACTCAATGGGTTTGCGCACGACTTCTACAGGTTCGCCGACGAACACGGCCTTGCCGTCATCATCGATGAGGTACTTCTGCTTCAGGTATTTGGTGTCATTGCGGTAGATGAAGCTGTCCGGCCACACCGTTTCAGGCCAAAGCCACTTATCTTCGGCGTCACCCTCGCGCAGCTTGTCGCTGATAGCGCGGGAGATGTCGTCGAAAGAGAAATTGGAGGCGTTGGTGAAGAAAAATTTGGTCTTGTTGAGCAGACCGTCGCGGGTGCAGTCGATTCCGTCAGCCAGGCGGGCAACTTCGATCTGCTGCTCATCACCTTCTGAGTTAACGAAGATGCCCACGCCCTCTTCCGGCGTTCCAGCGCCAGGCTCATCAAGCAGTACCGCCACATGGTCAAACATCATGTTGGTGGCGATTTCGTTGTACTTTTTGCCCTTCGACTCGCCGATGGCGGCGATACCGGAATACAGCAGGCCGGTGGAGATATGGATCGGGTCGGAGTTTGTACCCGCCAGCATCTCATCCAGGCGGTTGATCAGGCGCTTGCCCTTCTCGCTCGACTCGGCGTACTGGCGGTTAACGTACATATCGCCCGTCACTTTCCCGTCTTTGTGGCTGACGTTCTGCAGCCATGCCCCGACGTGATACTCATTCACCGCCCTGACATCGCGAGCAGATACATGCTTGCCGTCAACCTTCGGGTGGCCCAGCGGCATCGGGTTTCGCTCAAGCGTGTTGTAGGCCTTTTCGATTTCTGCTGCCGGGTACAACTTCCGGTTCATCACAATATCGTCCACGACAGGCGTGATGCCGCGAACCACGATATGTGGCTTGCCGTCGATGGTTTCAG